TGATTTTCGCAGTAGTATCAAGTTCAATTTTCAATCTTTCGGCGGCAACGCTATCGGTGCTGCGTAGCTGATCGACATCGTTATCGTCACGCATCGCGGTGAGTTCGTCGGCCTGTCGCTCTTTTGTTTTCTGAACATCCTCAGCAATTCGCGTTTGGATATCGGCCAGACGCTTCGCTTCTCTTTCGGTCTCTTCGCTTTCGCGCTTGTTAATTTGACGGAGTTCTTCGGCGGTGTTTCGCTCGATAAGTTCGCGCTCCATAGCCGTCTCGGTGCTGATGTCGATCTGTAATTTCTTGGCCTCTTGCTCTCGCTTTTCAACTGCCTGTAGCTGTCCAGATCGTCCAGCGTTTGCCCGTGCCCTTTCCAGATCGAAGCCTTCGAGACCTGCCTCCGCCGCCTTGCCGCCAAGTCCTTCCAGCCTGCCGCCTAGCTCAGCCTTGAAAGCGTCACGCCTGCCCGCTTGCTGCAATGTCCGCTGAAACTTGGCGTTGACTTCATCGAAGTCCTTTTTCATTTTGTCAAGTTGCCCGCCGTCAAGCATGCTGTCAAGCGCGCGGGCAATCTGTCCGATGCCCAGCGGCATTTGAAAAATTGTTTCCCTTACGCCTTCCATGTCTCCGCGAAAAAGATTAGATGCGACATTGAGCGCCGCAAACGCAGCCGATGCAGCCTGCAAGCCTGCGGCCACGCGCAGCCCGCCGCCAAGCGCTCCGCCGCCGTCAAGCTTTCCACCTGTCGCGCCCAGGTTCACCGCCGATGCTTTCTCTATTTTCTTCGCGCCTTCGCGCGCCATACCCTCAGCCTGTTTCAGCCCGCGCGCGAACGGCTCAAGGCGTGCCTCGATTGGTGTGTAGAGCGTTCCTAGGTTTTGGTCAGCCATGCTTCGCTCGCTGTTTTAATCGTTCGATGATGGCGGTCGTTTGATCGTGCCATTGCTTTGGGGACAGTGACCACGGATCAGAGATGAAGCCTTCCATTCGCAGGAAGGCGCATTGCTCTGCTACTTCGTCGTCGTATCCGCTGGAGGTTTTCCCTCGGCGCTCTCGCTCTTCTGCGGCTTGCCCGCTGATGCCTCTTGGATTTCCTCGCCGAGTTCCTTGAGTCCCACCAGCAAGGCCATTGCGTCGGCCTGATCCTCGGTGAACATCGGGTCGAACTTCTGCGCGCTAAGTGCGATCATGGCGAGCAGGCCGTCCGGCGACTTGCACCACCACCACACATCATTGATCGTCGCGCCCTTGCGCTCTTCGTCAGGCATCAGCGCGCGAAGTTTGCCAAGATCGCGCATGCTGATAATGCCGAACAGCACCTTGCGGCCTTCAATGTCTCGGCTGGTTGCTGTTCCGTTTTCGATGCTCTGCTCAAATCCCATTGAGGCCTCCATGCTTGTAGGTAAATCTGCGAACCGTGCAGCCGATCGGCGGCTTGCGAGTGATCGCCTGCCACGGCGGCTCCACCCTGTTGTTCCTGCTTCTCATCACGATGTCCATAGTTCGGCTGCGGCAGTATGAATAGATCGCCTCAGGGTCTGGCCCCTTAGCGCCCACGCCTGCAAGCGCGGGCACCATGCCCACCCACTGCCCGCGATTGCAGACGAGCCACACCTCCACCGTGGTGCCGACCTTGGGCCTGTTCATCAGTATGCCATTGCCGTTACTCATCAGACTTCGTCCCACACAACAGTTAGCGGGCCGGTCGATCCGTACTGCCACGTGCATTCGCCCACGCCGTTCTCAGGGCGGTTGCCGCCAAGCCCGGTGATGTTCGCACTGAACGCGAGCGTGCACCCGGTGGTATAAGTCAGCGTGGTAGTGCCTGTCAGCCCGGCCAGATCTCCCAGGCCCAGTCCGCTGCCGTCGGCGAATGCGTCAGGGAACGGCTGCGTGGCTGTTGCGTCAAACGTGAGCACGCCTTGCACGCTGCCGGTGCATCGGATGCCGCCCACGGGCACGAACGATGCGAACCCGAGATCGAGAAACCCTGTAGTCTCCGCCTCGGGAAATGACAGATTCCAATCGAATGATCGGAAGTGCCCATTGAATCCTGTCGGCAGTGCAACGGTGCCGCCGACGCCTGCAATCTTTGTCAGTGCCATTTTGTGGCTCCCTAGTTGGTTGCGGTGGCGATGACGCGCCACCGGCTGGTGATATTCATTCGTCGCTCGGAAACGTCCACTGATCCACGGTCAATACACATGCAGGTCGCGGTGTGACCTGTCATCGTTAATGTCTTATTGTCCAGTTGCGTGAACAGTTTGGTATTCACGCCCTGAATGGTCATGTCATCTTCATCGCCGAAGATGTCCACCTGCACTTCCGCGTCGGTGTCGGCCCTGCCCGCGAAGTACCGATCAGGTGAATCAACAATCACGCGCACGACGGCGAGCGTTTCGGTAGCGCTGTCAGGTGCTTGATTGAGATAGATGCGACCGCTCAGCGACGCGTAGAACGTGCCCGCGCCGGTGTTGGCGTTAAGCTGCGTTATCACTGCATCTTCGAGCTTGGCCTGCGACATTAGATTCCCCTCCCCATCAGGCTCTTAAAGGTGTTGACCACGGTCTGGCGGATGTTAACGCTGGCCTGCTGCACTGCTGGGCGGAAGTATGGACGGGGCGGAATGCGAACGGATCGCACAAGCACGTACAGCACTTCCAATTTCTTCCACGCACCGCCGACTTTGACGAGCGCATGGCTCAGACTCTTGCCGCCGCGATTGCCCATTGCCGGTTCTCGCATCACGGTAGGCCTACCGGTCTTGGAGACTTTCGCGCCGCCCGTCATCTTGTTTTTGCCGCGCGACGGATCGCGCACGATCAGGGCCGACTTGCCGGTTTTTAAAATGAACGAATCGGGGAAAGCCTTTCGCGCTCCGACGCCTCTCGACGCTGCCGCCTTCGCTTTTTTGCTGACGGGAATAGTCAGCGCCCGGCCCTTTGCGACGATGACGCCGCCGAACTCGTGAATCTTTGCGTACACCACGTTCGTGCCGACTCGGGTCTTGATGATGTTGCCGATCACCTCGACAGGCGAGACTTGAATTGATTGAATAAGTCTGCCGCTACCAAGCGCCAGATTCTTGCCGCCGTGCGCCTTGCCTTCGTTTGACCTGTTGCTGCTGCCGCCCTTGTTCAAGTTCTGCTTGATGGCAACCTGCAACACGATAGCACCGGCCTGCATCGCTTCTGCTGCCGCTCGTCGCGCCTTCTCCATGATTGCCGGGCCGTGCCAGTCAACGGGCATCAGGACACCTCCTCGCCTTCCATCACTTTGATGACGGCGGAAGCGCCAAAGCCCTGTGAACTGTTCCGCACGCTGGCAATGTCGATAGTGTGCGTGACACCATCGGCGTCGGTGAACGCCGCGCGGTCGCGCCGCTTGATGTCATGCGATGCGTCGAATGAAACGCGCCAGATGCTCACGCCACGCTCGCCGCCGCTGCGTACCACTTCGCTGCCGCTTAGCTGGTGCCAGCGGCATGGGATCGCAGACAGATGAGCCGAGTAGGTCGTAGCGGTGCGGCCAGCGGTCACCACGTCGGCAGGCCGCGTGATGGTCATCGTTCGGTTCAGCATGTGCACAATGCTCAACAGACACCACCAATCGAAAAGGATCGGTAGGCGTCGAGCACGGTCTGGTGGTTCGACGCGATCTCGGTCTTGTTCGCCAGGCTGTAGCTGTAATCTGGAATCGACTCACTCGCCAGCATCGGGTTCACGCTGATCTCGTGATATGACGAAGCTGCCATTTCATTCGCCACGCGGGCCACGTCATCGGGTATGACCTCGTAACCGCCGCGATAGCTAACGAGCAGGTTCATGCTGGTGCCCGCCACGGACACCATCCCGCGCCGGTGATCGACTTTCGTAACGCGGTCAAACTCAGTCACCGCGTATAGCTCGCCGGTCGTGTTCTTCGCGTCGATGCCGCCGGACGGCCACAGGGAAAGAGACTGACCATCGCGGCTTGCGTACAGAGAGACAGTCCATCCACTTATGAGATTCATCGCCGTGGCGAGTGTGCTCAACGTTTTGTAGGCGGAAAATGCAAAAGTATTGCTTGTTTCTGTTCCGTCGGCAGCGACGGTCAGTAGCCGTGCCGTGCCGCTACCGCCATCGTCATCGTAATAAACACTCACCACCGCCTCGATATCTGAGCCGGTGTAGCTCGTGCGAATGGCCGTATC